AACTAATTGTATGCCCAATTATAACGGTCAGGATTCAAGTCATAAGATGGCTTTGTCTGCTGACAATGAGATTGACACTCCAAGTGGAATTGGCGGTAGCGATCTTGATGAAATGGCTTTAAGTTCTATATTCAAGATTCCAGCTTACTGGCAACAGTTTACTTGGAACACATCACAAACAACTACAGATCAAATTCTTTGGATTGATCCTGTAACGCCCTTAAAATTTTCATCAATTTCAAACACAACTAATGGAATCAATATGACTCCAGTTGGTTATGTCGCGAATTGTTTTGGATTGTGGCGTGGCTCTTTGATATATACTTTCAAATTAATTAAGACTGGATTTCATGCTGGTAGATTACGTGTATTTTTCGTACCGTATGAATCAGCAAATAATCTGGTCGTAGGTTCTGCACCTGTTAATGAAATTGAAAAGAATTATCAAATTGTCGTTGATATTGAGGAAAGCGATACATTCTCATTTAAAGTTCCTTACGTAGCTACTAAACCATGGTTTAATACTACATCATTAGGAACAGTAAGTGAAAGTATTCCAACAAGTACAGGATACATTGTAGTCACTGTATTGAATGAACTCAGAGCAGTTAGTACGGTCTCACCATCCATAAACATTTTAGTTGAAGTGTCTGGAGGTGATGATCTTACTTTCGCTTGTCCTCAAGCCCCTCTATACCTACCAGGTCAGCCCACTATTAAACAATCTAGAGCTATTAAACAATCTAGAGTTATTGAACATGAGGCACAGGTATTTGGTACAGCTGTAGAGGTACAAAGAAACGAAGCGCAATTGCTTTATGATCCTGATTCTATTACCAATATAGATCCGCTTACTAACTGGTCACCAGAAGCGCATTGTATTGGAGAAAAAGTAGTCTCAGCAAGGCAATTAATTAAACGGACAAATTACGTTGGCTCCATAATTGAAAATCGTACCAATGATAATAATGGTACTAATAATGATGATATTAATACATTAGGAGTCATCAATCCATATGGTCTGAAACGTTCCTCACCAATATCAGGAATAGATTATTTGAGTTATTTTGCTTATTTGTATGCTTTCTTTAGAGGAGGAATACGAATTAAAATATCGTCTATAGCTCAAAGTGCTGTTGGTCCACTGGCATCAACAGAAAAACCTTCAGGTGTATGGATGACAAAACCATATTCAACGTCTAACATCTTCGTAAAAATGTTCAATGCTTTGAATCCTTTGATGACAACTATTGTAACTAGAACCAAGAAACTGAATAATGTCGTTGGTAAAATTGGATGTAATGGTTTGCAAAACATAGGTAATACTAATATTGCCTCTGAGATGCATCCATTGTTTACTAATTCTAGTTCAACTCTGGTTGTTTCAAATATGATAGAAGGAATGACAGAAGTGGAAGTACCATATTATAATTCAACACATATAACACCGTGTGTAGATATAAATGAGAATTCTTCTATGTTTCCTGTGATAGCACAAGGTGATGCAGAAGGATCTTATCCTTTACCAGTGTTGGTGTTTGGTACTATGCCATATAATACCAATTATCAACTTTCGCAACAAGACGCAACTACTAAAGTTTTGTCAACGATGCAAGCATCAACACAAACTGCATTTCACATCTATCGGCAAGCAGCTGATGATTTCAGTTTTCATTATTTGATAGGAATACCAACTATGATTTCTGAAACATCAACGAACCTTAGAACATTCAGTCCTGCAATTCCATAGTGCATCATACAATGTATTATGGTTGTAGGATTGCTCAACTAGACCCGTCCCTAAAACCCAGGCGATATATACTACTACTCCAAGGAGTAAAATAATGA